CAGATTACAATAAAAGCAGGCAGATGCATTGGCGTTTTGCAGCAAACGATGGAAAGGAGATTTATATGAACAAAATGTTCGATTTACAACTGTTCGACGAGGGTGCGCCGCCTGCAAACGCAGGACCGGCGGCTGAAGGAGAAAGCGGGAACACGCCGCCTGCAGAGAAAAACGAACAGGCGCAGCCGGAAGGAGAGCAGGCAGCGGCACAGCAGGAGGAAAATCCTGACGCTGAATTTGAGCAGCTAATCAAAACAAAGTTCAAAAAGCAGTTTGGGAAAAAGACGGAAGCCCTGGTTGCTGCACAGCGTAAGGATAAGGAAACGCTCGAAAAGCAGCACGGCGCCCTGCTTGACCGGCTTTACCTCCGCTACGGTGTGAACGACACGGCGGCGCTTGAGAAAGCGCTTGACGAGGACAAGGCCTGGATAGAGGCGCAGGCGGTTCAAAAGGGGATAAGCACGGAACAGCTCCTGCGCAGCCGCCAGCTTGAGCTTGAAAACGAGCGGTTCAGGCGTGCGCAGCAGGAACAGCAGGAAAAGGCGCACCGGGAGCAGGTGCTTGCCGAATGGATGCGCCAGGGCGAAGCGGTCAGACAGATGTTCCCCGGCTTTGATTTTGAGACGGAGCTTGCAAACGATAACTTTGCCGGCCTGCTTTCCAAGGGGATTGACGTTATGACGGCGTACAAGGTCTGCCATTTCGACGATATTCAAGCGGGCACTATAGAGGCCGCCGTGCATGACACGCAGCGGCGTGTTACTGAGGATATCAAGGCGCGCGGCACCCGCCCGGTTGAAAACGCCGCCGGAACGCCGGCGGCAGTCAGGGGAAAGCTCGATATCAAAAACTCCACCAAGGCGCAGCGCGACGATTGGGAGCGCCGCATTTTGGATGGGGAAAAACTGTTTTAAGCAAAAGAAAGGAAGGTACATATGGAAAAAAAGGAATTTGAAAGCATCCCGTTCAACCTAAGGCTGTTTGACGGCGACGTACAGGTATCCACACAGGAGAGCCTGACGCCGGAAATCAAGGAGTTTTATAACACAAGGCTGATCGACAACGCGGAGCCGAACCTGGTACACGACCAGTTCGGAGACGAGTACGATATCCCGAACGGTACAGGCTCTACCATCGAATACCGTAAGTTCACCTCGCTCGAAAAGGCAACGGAGCCGCTCGTGGAGGGTGTGACGAAGGCAGGCAACAAGCTGCGCGTATCCGCCATCAAGGGCGAGGTGCATCAGTACGGCGATTATATCAAATCGTCTGATATTATCCAGATGACAGCAGCCGACCCAATTGTCATACAGAAGACGAAGCTGCTCGGCTCACAGGCGGGCAGAACGCTCGATACGATTACACGTGAGGTCTTAAACAGCGGCTATAACGTTTTTTACGCGCCGAAGGAAGATGGTACGGAGGTACTGAGCCGAGCGAATCTTACGGAGGATTGCAGGCTGACGCCAGATGTAATTTTCCGTTGCCAGGCGCAGCTGGAAGCAATGAACGCGGAGCCGATTAACGGAAGCTATGTCGGGATTATCCATCCGTACGCGGCCTATGACCTGATGCGCTTCAAGGACGAATGGGTCAATGTCATAAAATATGCAAAGCCGGAGAATTATTTCCGCGGCGAAATCGGTATGATCGGCAATGTGCGCTTTGTAAAATCGAGCGAGGCCAAAATCATGCGCGCGGAGGACCTGACATCCAAATCCAGGAACCTGACGATAAAGACAGCGGTGTCCGCGACTGCGGAAATCACGGTGAATGAAAGCATCACAACAGAGGATGTGCCCAAGGTAAAGGGCCGTAAAGTACAAATCGGCGAAGAAATCTACACGGTTTCGGCCTGTACCTCCGGAAGCCCCGGAAACGCGAAGCTTACCCTCGACCGCGCCGTAACTGTGCCGGCCGGGTCTGAAATTTACCCGGGCGAGTACGGCGCGAAGGGCAAGGCAATCTTCAATACGCTGATTTTAGGCGCGCACGCCTATGCGAAGACAAAGCTCAAAAGCGGCGGACTTACGCATATTGTAAAGCCGCTCGGCTACAACGATGAGCTCGACCGCATCAGCTCTGTTGGCTGGAAGGCGACAAAAGGAGCAGACATCCTTTCCGATGAATATCTGGTCCGCGTCGAAAGCCTGTCCCAGTACAGCGATTCCGCAAAAGCAAACTAAAGGAGGTTTAATCCATGGCAGAAGCTAAGAACACAAAAACAGGGCCCGAACAGTCCCCTAATCCGGAAAAGAGGGTGAAAATCAAAATACCGATGGACAGCAAGGATAAGTCGCCGGTATTCGTTTCCGTCAACGGGGACGCCTGTACGATCCTGCGCGGGAAATGGGTGGAGGTCACGCCGCATATCGCGGAGGCAATCAAAAACGCGATTGAGCAGCGGGAAAAGGTGGAGGTAATGATAGAGGAGCTTGCGGAGAGCTCGTAACGGGAAGGGGCAGGCGCATGCTTGCCCCTTCTATAATTTGGAGGGATTTTTATGGATATCAGGACATGCATCAATCGGTGCGACGAACTTAAGCCGAATACAATTTCACTCAAACAAAAGCTGGATTGGCTTTGGGAGCTTGACCGGAACCTTTACGATACGTTTTTTAGCAAGTTTGAGGACAGTGTCCGGCCGATTGAAGAGTATGGCTCAGATATGTCGGTGCAGCTTTTGGTTGACGACGCCTTCAGCTCCCTGTACCTTTACTGGTTGTTTGCACAGATTGATTTTACGCTTTCGGAAATCGACCGGTTTAATAACGATATGGTGCTGTATAACCAGGCGCTTGAAGCGTTCCAGCGGGAATATATGCGTACTCACCGCGGCAAACAGCGGGAGCTTACAAACATAATGAGGTGATAGGTATGTTGCTGCCTGCATTGAATCAATTGAAACAAAGCAAGCTGACAATTGACGCGTTTAAAGGCCTTTGCCATAAGGAAAACGTGCCCGTCGGTGCGTTCTACGATATGGAAAACATGGCCTGCGACGATTACCCTGTGCTGTCCACCAGGAAAAAGCGCGGGGTTGGGGGAACACTGCGCAATCTAAGCGGCTTTGCCGCCGGAACAGACAGCCTATACTGGATTTCCGACAATTTACTCCATATCGGCAAAGATGAGGTTGAGCTGCCTCCTATTCAGACCAACCTCTATGATGGCGATACCGTCACCAAAGGGAAATATTACATCGGCGGCGTTTTAACCGTAAACCCTTTTGTCGACACAAGCGCCCTGCTTGCCGTTAAGCCTGGTGATGAAATCAATGTCAGCGGAATGCATTTTACTTCTTCGCATGCCACCTCCGGCGCGGGCGGGGTGCGAATCGGGCTGTTTCAAAGCGGAAAGTGGCAGCGGGATTTTGCGCCCGCGGAGACCTTTGAAAAGGATTCCTTCAAAATCCCGGATGGTATTGACCAGATTTCTGTCCCGTTTTGGGTGGACGATAAAAGCCGGTACATATATAACCTGTCGGCAGACGAAAGAAAGCAGGAAAAGCGCGAGCTGGTACTGATGGGCGCAAACCTTTTTATCTTTCCCGATAAGGTGTATGTCAACACGGAAGCTCCGGAAAAGAAAATTGAGCATATGGAAAACGCCTTTGAGGCAAAGAAGGGGTATCAGCTGCGCCTGTTCAAGGTTCCGTTTGATTTTGACGGCAATAAAAATACCATTCACGCGGCAAATCTATATGAGCCGGACAACGGTAAGACGCTGACCGGGACCGTAGCATATTCGGGAGTAACCGGAGACGTGTTTTCCAGCGTTGCGCAGACGCCGTCTGTCCTGTATAAGGTGACCGGCATGAAAACGCATGAAAACGGCGTGAAGCTCGGAACCAGGAAGCTGTCACTGACGCGGATTGACAACTATTATTTATTGGTTGTCATCCAGGACGACAAAGGAATTGAATGTGACCTCAGCTTTTTAAGCGAAGGGGACTACGTGGAATTCAAAGGGCTGGAGGGCAGTTTGGAGCCTCTTAATGGCTGGCACTGCGTGGAAAAGGTGCTGATGCAGAAGTTTGCAAACGCGGAAGAAAAAAAGGGCGTGCTGTTAATCAACGCGAAGCTTGACAACGATTCCTATTCATACAACAGCACGGAGGATAAAATCGTGTTTACCCGGTTCGCCGCCGCAGGCTTTGCCATCAAGCGCTCCGCGCCCGATATGGAGTATGTTGTTGGATACCAGAACCGGCTCTGGGGCTGCAATTCGGAAAAAAATGAAATCTATTGCAGCGCGCTCGGTGATTTTAAGAACTGGCGCAAGTATGAAGAAACGTCAATTTCAAGCTATGCGGCCAGCGTGGGTATTGCGGGAGCCTTTACCGGCGCGTGTGTACAGAACGGCATACCGACCTTCTTCAAGGAAAATACGATTTTTAAGATTTACGGCACACGCCCGCAGAATTTTCAAATCCTATCCTATGAACAGAAGGGCGTGGAACAGGGCAGCGGGAAAAGCCTTTGCCTGATTGGGGGTATCTGCTATTACAAGGCGGTGGACGGGGTTTACGCATATGATGGGAATTCTGTGCGCCGAATCTCCGAAAGCCTGGGGGATGAAAGCTTTTCCCGTGCCATTGCAGGCAGGCAAGTTGATAAATACTACATATCCCTCTTCTCTGAAAAGAAAATGCAGCGGTTTTTATACTGTTACGACACGGTAAAAGGATTGTGGACAAAGGAAACCGGCGCGCGTATCAGCGCCTTTGCCAACTGCCGGGAACAGCTATATTTTATTGAGGACGACACACTGTATTCCGTCGGAGGCCGCAATGATTTTACTGTAGCGAATGGAATTGAGCGCACAGAAGACGCGTTTGCATGGTTTGCAGAAACAGGCGATTTATACGAAGACAGCACGGACAAGAAATATATCTCGAAGCTGCAGCTGCGCCTGACAGTACAGGGAAGCGTCAATATCAGCCTGCAGCAGGACGGCGGACGATGGGAAGCAGTGTACCGTACGGTGGAAAAGGAAAAACGGACAATAGCTGTGCCTATTCTCCCGCGGCGCTGTGAATACCTGCGGGTACGGCTGGAAGGGCGCGGGGGCTGCAAGTTGTACACCCTATCCATGATTTCAGAAAAGGGGAGTGAGATTAATGGCTGATTTTACGCTGCCGCCACCGAAGCCGGACGGCACCTGGCAGGACATCAATTTTTATCTCGCACAGCAGTATGAATTTTTAAGGTATATGTTTGAGAACCTTGGCCGGGAGAATTTTACGGAGGATTATATTAAGCAGGGAGGAGAAAGCACAGATGGCAGATAGCAGGAAAAAGGACCAGGCATATGACGATTATTATAACATGCTCAAGCGGGGGTACAACGAGAGCGCGGCGGTCAAACAGGCGCAGCAGGGTCTTTCCGGGCTGAAGAAGCCGGGGGATTACCAGAGCCAGTACAGCGGGCAGATGAAGAGCCTTGCGGACAAATATATGAACAGCAGCTTTTCCTATGACCCGAACCAGGACGCGGACTACCACCGATACCAGCAGCAGTACACGCAGAACGCGCAGAAGGCTATGCGGGACACGGTCGGGCAGGTTTCGGCGCTCACGGGCGGATACGGCAACAGCTATGCGCAGACGGCAGGGCAGACGGCATACAACGGGTATATGGATAAGCTCAACGACGTGATAACAAGCCTTGAGGACCGTGCCTATGGCCGTTACCAGGACCAGGACAACAAGACGCTCAACAGCCTGAACGTCGTGCAGGGGCTGGAAAACACGGACTACAGCCGGTACAGGGACGCGCTGAATGATTATTACGCAAACCGGGACTACTACACGAACCAGTACAATAACGAGCGCAGCTTTGATTACGGGAAATACAGCGACGCGCTCAATTCCTATATGAACAACGCGCAGTTCCAGAACACCGATTACTGGAACACGGTCGGGCAGGAAAACACGGACAGGCAGTTCCATTACAGTTCTCAGCAGGACGCGATTGCAAACAGGCTTGCGCAGGAACAGCTGGAATACCAGAAGCAGCAGGATGCGATTGCGAACAAGTTTCAACAGGACCAGTTCAATTACAGCAAAGAGCAGGATAAAGCAACGAGCTATTACAATCTGCTTAAACTTCAGGAGGATAAGGACAAAGCAACGAAGTCGGAGCAGAGCAAGGAGCTTTCCACTTATACAAAGGCGCTTGACAACCGGATAAAAAACGGGGACGCGGCGACTAAAACTGACATTGCAAGCTATATTATCGGGCTGAACGCTTCCCAGGATGTGGAGGAAACGCTAGTCCGTATGTACGATTGCGGTGCAGAATACGCAAGAATCGTTTCCCGCAGCTTAGATCAAAACGAGTATTACCATCAAGTAGCAGACAGGAAGTGAACATATGACAAATCAAGAGAGGCTTGAGTTAGCCAAAAGGCTCAGCAACGAACAGGCCATTTCTTCACTGAATGACCGGCAGCGGCAACGGCTTGAATTCGTTTACAGGATGCAGGAGGAACAGCGACCGCAGAGAGTGCCTTACGCTTATGATGCTAACTATGTGGGTTCTAATTCTGATGGTGAAATGATTTCTCAACCTGTCATAGAAGAGCGGCAGCCGGAAGAAAGCCAGGTTTCTAATTTCTCTGTAAATATGAGTAACATTCTGGAGCGTTTAAAACAAGGGCAGGACACACACCTGATGCAGGAGTACCTTGCGCAGGGCAAAAAAGAGCTGGATAACGCTTATTATGAAAAGAGGATTCAAGAATTAAAAGACGCTGAATTTGATCCTTTAACAACAGAAGGCGTTCAGAAAGCTAAAAATATAACTAATGACTTAAAGAAGACAAAGGAAGAATATTACAATTTACAGTATGAAAGTGCGCCAAAGCTTGAATCGGCGAAACCTGTTACGGCAGAAAAACAGACGGATGATAATCTAACAGACAGGACAGTCAATTTAAAAAACGTCCTGAACCGCCAGAAGCAAGGGCAGGACACAAGCCTGATGCAGGAGTACCTTGCGCAGGGCAAAAAAGAGCTGGATAATGCTTATTATGAAAAAAGGATTCAGGAATTAAACAGCAAGCTGCCTAAATACGATTTTTCTCAAAATTGGTCGTCGGATCCGGTTGAAGAAAAGGATCCGCAGGCCGTAAGAGATACCAGCGTTGAATTGAAGAGCATTATAGACGAATACAGAAATTTAAAATATGGCCAAAGGACGTCAAAGGCAGAAGAGCTTTTAAACACCAATAATGACGTGAAAAAGCGGATTCAACTCAGCTATGAGGTTGCGCAGGGGAATTACGGAATTAAGGATAAAAATGGAAAAGAGGTTACATACAATTCCTTTGCGGCAAAACAGAACAAGGGTTATTATTATCCGCTCTTTGAGAAAAAGAAACAGGAAGCCGAAGAAGCAAAGCAATGGCTGTCGGATAAGGGCTATGATGTGGATACCCTGTTGGACGTCTACGCCAGCGAACAAAACGCACAGCAAAGGCAAAAGGCCGGGGAAATGCAGCAGGACCTTGCCCGCGAAAATCCCGCGCTGGCGACGGCGGTCTCCTGGGCGGCAAACACGCTTGGAGCGTTAGGTGCCCCGGAGATTGGTATGCATGATCCGATTCAAAATTCTATCAAAGAGCTTCAAACGGGCGAACTCCATCCGGTCGACCCAAACAGTCCTTACTACAATGCGATTCATGCGACGGATACGATGCGCGAAACGGTGTCTGAAGACATGGACGGCCTGGAATTATTCTTTTATCAAACCGGGTTGTCTCTCGCCGACTGCCTAGCGATTATGCCTTTGGATACCTTTGGGGTCGTGCTTATGGGGAATTCTTCGGCCTCACGAGCCGCGCTGAACGTAGCGGAACACGGCGGCAGCGCAACACAGGCCCTGTGGACAGGCGCAGCCGCCGGTGCGGCCGAGGTGTTTTTTGAAAAGGTCAGCTTCGACCAGCTGAAGGCTTTTAAGAAATCCAATAAAACAGGGCTGATAGAAGGAATTAAGAACATCGCAAAGGGTATGTTCACGGAAGGAAGTGAGGAAGCGGCAACCGACGTCGCAAACCTGGTTTCCGACGCCTTGATAAACGCCGACAATTCCGATTTCAACCGGTCGGTGCAGGACTATGAAAAACAGGGGCTTTCAAAAGAGGATGCGTGGAAGCGCGCGGCGATCGACACCATTTCCAACATAGGCCTCGATTTCGCCGGCGGCGCTTTGTCCGGCGCGGTGCTGTCGGCGGGCGCGACCGCGCTTAATGTGGCGGACACGGCGCGTTTTGGCTCCGATATCAAGAAAGGCAGGTCGGAATTTACCCTTGAGGATTTGACCGGGATTGGCAAGACGACGGATCCGCAAAGCCGCGCTTACCAGCTTGCGGATAAATTGATAAAAAGGCAGGAGCAGGGAAAGCGTATCGGCAATTACCAGGCGGGCGCTTTGTTCCGTGAGAACATTTTAAACCGCGGAAACTTTGACGATGTGCTTCGCGGCATCTCGCTCAAAGAGACAGAGGGCGATTTACTTAACCAGGGGCTTCAAAGCGGGGACGATACGCAGGCGTACAAGCTCGCATCCCTAATGCAGGAAAAACAGGAGCAGGGACAGGCCGTTTCAAACCGGGAGCGCGTGGCGCTGGAACAGGCGGTTAATGAAGCGAGTGCGCAGGACATAGCGCTTAAAAAGAAGCTGGAGGCTGACCCTGAGGCATTCTCCGCTTACCTTGCGGAATATAAAAACACGTCGAAAAACGGCGTGGAAGCGAAAAATACAGTTCAGGGTAAAACTACCCTGCCAACACCTGAAACCACCGCCAGCGGCGTCCAGGGCACACGCGCGAAGGTGAAAACGAAGAACGCCGCCGGTACACTTTCCACTACTGTGGCGTATGGTAAGGAGCTGCAGCATATCCAGGAAATTGCCGGAACAGAGGACGGCAGGGTCAAGGTAACGCTCAGCAGCGGGAAAACGGTCGGGCTTGACCGCGTTGCCGTTGCAAGTGAGGAAACACGCGCCGTTTATTCGATGGCGGCCAATTTTGATAAGGCGGGCGCAAACGCGTTTGTCGACCATTATAAGGGGAACCTGCCGGCGGAGAATTACGCCGACGGGTTTCAGGCGTTTTATCTGGCGGGCAGGCAGGGCAGAAGCCTGGAAGCTTTTTCGGAAAGGTTTCCGCAGACTGTTTCGGTTATGGGACAGGAGAGCACGGCCGCCGCATACCGTGCGGGAGTACGCGACCAGGCAGCCCTGTTACAGATACGGCAGGAGAACGCCGCGCGTTTTAAAACAGAGGGCTCCTCCCGTATGGGGATTTTTCAGGTAGATGCTGACAGGAAAAAGCTGACCGGCGACTTGAAAGCGCAGCTTGAGATTCTCCAGGGGCTTTCCGACCACTACGGCGTGAATATCCGGGTTGTGGATTCCGAAAGTTCTGAAAGCGGAGATTTTCCAAAACAGGCAAACGGTATCTACAGAGGAAACGGAAATATTGTCGTCGACATCAACGCGGACGCCGGCGCAGTCGCCGCCGTTGCGTTTCATGAAATCGGGCATTATATCAATGAGCATAATCCGGAAGGGTTCAGGGCGCTGTCCGATTTTGCGGTGCAATATCTGGAAAAGCAGGAGGGCTACGATATCGATGAAAGGATTGCAGCGCTCCAGAAGGCAACACGTGAACAGACGGGCCGGTGGATTAGCGAAACGGACGCACTGGAGGAGATCGTTTGCAACAGCCTTTCCTCCATCGCGTCCGACAGCGATGCGATAAACGCCGCTTTGCAGCTGACCGCCAAAAAGCGCCGGACACTTTCGCAGGTGCTGCGGGATTTCGCGCAGCGGCTGAAAGAAATCTTTTCAGATTACGCGCAGGCAAATAAAGAGGCTGCCCATTGGAAGGACAGCCTTGAAGACATTATGGAGCTGGCGCGCCTGCTGGAGGAGAGCGCGGACACAGCGAAAAAAACTGAAACGCCCCAGAAGGGGGAGATGGAAAAATACACGCTCAAGCGCACGCTAGATATGAGCTATGAGAATCAGCTGGATGCGTTTTTTAGCAATGACAAAGGCCAGCTGAAAAATGCAGATACAATTTGCGTGATGAAGCAATCTCCTGTATTGGCAAAGTACGGATTTGAAGATTTGCCTGTTGCATTGCTGCAGAGCAATTTACGGAAGATTCTGCGGGAATCCGCCAATAATAAAAACAAGTCTTTCCATGATATCCCACAGAGCTTTATTGAAAACCTTCCTGAATATATCAATCGTCCCGCCATGGTTATGCTGAAACAGGACAGGGTCACATTGTTCACAGACCAGTTTGTTGAGAACAAAAGCAACGGAAATTCAGAGCCGGTTATCATCGGGCTTCAGGTAAACAAAAGGGCCGATGCCTATGATATTCATG